GTCCAAGTCACTCTGCTCCAATATCACTACACAATCATCTCCGTTGTTCATCAACTCTAAATCAACACCTCTCTCTCGAGACCAGGCGTAAATCAACGAACACATGATTATGCAATTACCAAGGGACGTATTCAGGTCACCAGAAGATCTGGTGCCTTTCATCCGGAACTTCACCCTGCCATCCTCACAATACGCGACACCCTCGTTGTTTATCTGCCATGACAGCAGTTTACGCAACTCAGGATTATTGTGAAAAATAGCATTGTAAAACGAATGCTCGTATCGGAGCGCTGAAACCGACACATGCATGTCGAACTTCGTTGCATCCAATCCGACCGCAACGGGTCGACGGAAACGTTTCCACTTGGCTTGGGCAACTGCACCTGCTTGGTAAGCATTCAGACCCTTTATCACTGTATGGTCGGTGCAAGACTGGAAAGCACGGTTCATGGCGCGATACACTCGCTTTTCCAAAAACTTGATGTACTTTCCAAGGACCAGGTTGTATCTGGCACTGCGGGGGTTGATGACCCGCGGAGCTTTCCGCAAATCTTGTTTTTCGAACTTTACAAAAGATGTCAACCTTGCATCTCTTGGAGCGATTTTGTCACGCGACAACGACAGCGCGGCGGCCTCATAAATGCGCCTCTTTGGCCCGGTGTACGCTTCCACAACTTGCGGAATGGGCACAACCGGGGCATTGACACACTTTTTCACCACCTGCTGCCGAAACGCAACAAGCCACTCATTAGCGAACTTTCCCTTCTTAACACGCAGAGGGGGTTCGAATCCCCTACTCGTCTTACACATCAAATACCTTTCATAGAAAGCTCGCTCAACTACCCTCACATTATTGTTAAACACACCCAAGGTGTGCTGTGGACCTAAGCCTCGGACAACAACAAAATTCCGAGACCTGCTACTCTGCCCGTTCGGTTGGACGGTCACAGCCCCTAAGACACCCTTACACAGTTTCGCCTGCGTACGAGTGTCGTGGCCTACCAACCGGACTGGGCGCCCCTAGATGACTGGCAGCGAGGTGGCTGGTGCTTCTCTTGCACCAGCCATCCACCGCTGGAAGCGCGTCATACGCGCTTCATGAGTCGCCACACGATAATGCACATCCGCCAGAAAGTACTCACGCACAATCAACGGCAGATGCGCCGCAGCGTCCACGGATCTAACATTGTAGTTCCGCATCAGCCGC